GGCCTGCAGCGTCGCGCCGGCCTTGACCGCGTCCTTGCCGACCACCATCGCGCCCATGCCGGCCATCATGCCGCCGACGCCGCCGGCGACATTGCCGGCGAACCGGCGCATCACGCCCGGGCCCTGCGTCTGCGCCGCCATGACCGCGGCCCTGGTCGAGCGGGCATAGTTGGCCTGCTCGCGCTCGACCGCGCGCAGCGCGGCGATGGTCTGGCTCTCCCAGGCGCGCACGCCGGCGGCCTGGGTCTTGGTCCATTGCGACGCGTCGGCGGCGAGCGCCGCCGACGCGCTGTAGCTCTTCCACGCCGCGCTGACCGCCTGGATGTCTTTGGCCGACAGCTTGAGCTTGGCGAGCGACGCCACGAACTTGTCGCTGGCGGCGACGCTAGCGCCGCCCATGCCGGCGGCGACCGCCTTGACGTTGGCTTCGACCTGTTTCAGCGCCATCGCCACGGTGCGCGCGGGCTTGGTGACGTTGTCCTCGAGTAGAAGCTTCAGCGTCGAGGTGAGGATGTTGCCGCTCATCGATCCCAGCCCTCGAAGCGCCGGGCCTCGATCAGCTCGGCGACGAATTCATCCCACGGCGTCGCCATCAGCTCGGCTTGGCTCCAGTGTCCGACGTGGCCGATGGCGAGGCGGTAGAGGCGCCAGTCGGCGGGGGAGAAGCGTTCTCCAGGGCGGCCTGGAACCGGCGGGGCAAAAAATCGCGCACCGCCTGGTCCAGCTCGAACATGTCGTCGTCGTCGAGCCCTTCGATCACCTCGGGCGGAATCGCGGCCCCGTCGGCGTCGCGGTACATCGGCCACGCCCGCAGCGCCGCCTCCGGCCGCTTGGCGACGCCCTCCATGAATTCGGCGACCTCGCCGGCGGTGAGGCGGCGCAGGCAAATCGCCCGGTATACCTTGCCGTCGAATTCGAGCGGATGCTTCAGGTCGATCGAGCGGAAGCGCAGCAGCGGTTCGACGAACTTGGCGGCCTTGCGCTTCGCCGCCGTCGTCTTGCCGGCGGCGGCCGACGACGAAGGCGGCGCTGGGCCGGACGACGAAGGCGTCGCTGGGGCCGACGGCGAAGCCGCCGCGGCGGGGAAAAGCTCAGCGGCCACGGGCGTTCTCCTGGCGCGCCGCGCGGGCGGCGGCGGCGACGCCGGGGCGCGGGAACTCCCGCGCCAGCAGAGCCAGGCCCTTGGCGCGGATGCGGACCTGGGTGACGACGTGGGGGGCGCCGTCGAAGTGGATGGTGGTCGCCTTGTGCTCCAGCAGCTCGGCGTCGATCGCCTCCTGACGGGCGGCGGGGCGGCCGTCGAGGCGATAGGTCCAGCCGAGCGCCGCGAGCCGCGCCCACAGCGCCGCGCGGCCGACCTGCAGCGCCTTGGCGGCCTCGGCCACGGGGAGCGAGCCCTTGGCCTCGGCGAGGCGCGCCAGCGCCTCGGCTTTGGGGGCGAGGGCGGCGACATCGGCCTGCAGCGCGATCACCTTGTCGACATAGGTCAGCAGCAGCCCGCGCACCGCCGCCGCGTCGCTGAGCAGCGCGTGCGGATCGAACGGCGGCCGCGCGCGCAACTCGGCCTCCATGACGTTGAACGCTTCGATGTACTTGAGCTTCCACTTCAATGCTCTCTCGCCGGTGAAGCTGAAGGCGAGCAGGGCGAAGCCATCGCGGGTCATGTCGAAGGAGCGGAATTCGCGCCCCGGCTGACTCGGGTCGGCGAACGATGTGAGAGCGAACATTCTCGTTTCGGCTCCCGATTTTTCGGGAGCCAACGATTTCAACAGGTTGTCGATCGCTTCAAGAACGTGGTCATGCCGCTTCGCGAAGAACGCCGCCACGTCGCGGCTGTTGGCGAAGACCTCGCCGTCGCGTTCGAAGACGACCGGCAGCCGTTCGCTGTTGACGGCGATTTCCGGCGACGCCGGCTTCACTGCTTGATCCATCATTGCCTCCATCGGCGCCCGGTCCTGACAGACCCGCAGCGCAAGGGCTCGCTTTCGCGAAACCGGGGCCGATGAAGCTCCGAAGTTTCGCGCTGCACCCGCCCTGTCAGGGGCGGATTGACAAATTCATGTCGCCGGCGGGGACAATCCGTGCTCGAGCACGGATTTCCCGGGCGCCGCGACGGCGGGGGCGTCCGACAGCAGCGCGGCGAGATGCGCCGCCTCCTCGGCGGTCAGCTCAAAATTGGCGACGACTTCGTAGGCGACGCGGACATGCAGCAGGCGGCGATTATCGGGACGCGCAAGGACGGTGATGCTATCGTAGACCGGGTTCCATCGCCCCAAGCCGGTGGGCTCGACGAAGAACGCGTAAGGAGGCTCGCGGGGAGGCTCTATGATACCCATTTCGGTCACCGACATTCGTAAGATCCTCGAGGAATTTCCGCTGTGGAAGGCCGTCGCCAACCTGCCGAAACGCCTCGCCGAACTGGAGCGACGGATCGCGGCGCTGGAGGGCGGCGCGGCGGCGAAGCCGGCGCCCCTGACCGGGCGCGAATGTCCGATCTGCGGCGCGGCGATGAAGGTCGTCGCCGAGAAGCCTCATCCCCAGTTCGGCTACGCGGGAGACAAACTCCACGAGATGAAGTGCCCGGAGTGCGGCGAGACCGCGCAGCGCTACTTCGTTCCCGGCAAGGGCTATCGGCTGTCCTAGTCATGCCGCGACCAGGTCGCGGACGATCGAGTCGAGAACGTACACGTCGGTCGAGACGCCGTGCTCTTCGATCAGTTCAAACGGCGCGAAGGCGTAGCACCAGCGCAGCGCCAGGGCCTTCACCCTGAGGCCGGCGATGGTCGCCGCCGGCGCAGCGACGATCTTGTCGACGATCGCCGCGCAGGCGGCGAAGGCGGCTTCGAATTCGTCGCCGGTCTTCTCGGCGTAGTCGACGCTGGCCGCGAGCAGCTCGGCGCCGAGCGCCAACAGCGCCTCGTCGCCGGCCGGCGGGGCGAGCGCCGCGGCGGCCGCGGCGCCGCCGGCGATCGCCGCCAGGGGCAGCGCGGCGCAGAGCGCGACCGTGGCGCGGCGGGAGGGATTCGTGCTATCTGGCGCAGCAGCCATCGCGGACTCCATGAAGTCGGCTGTGGTTAGGGCTAGCACGGCGTTCGTAGCGCCTTGCTAGCCCGACTTTTTTCTCGTAAGACGGAAAGATGAGGAAGTCAATAGCCGTCTTACGAAAAAAGAGGGGCCGGCCCCCGACGGGCGTTGATCCGATGCTTAATTTTCGCGCGCCGCCGGAGCTGACATCCAAACTCGACGCTTGGATCGCCGCGCAGCCCGAGCCGCGGCCGTCCCGCTCGGAAGCGATCAGGCGGCTTCTGAGCGCGGCGCTGATATAAGGACGGGAGTTTCCGCGATGCTCGGTTTCGGGTTCGTCGCCGGTTTTGTCGTCGTCGGCTGCTATTTCATCTTGCGCTGGGCGCTGTCGCTTTTCGTCCCCGAGAGCGCGTTCCGGAGCTTCGAAGACGCCGTCGGCGTCGTGGCGAAGGCCGGCTGCCTAATCTGGCTTGCGGGCGCCGCCGGCGTAATCGTCTACGCCGTCTATTTCTCGCGCTGAGTGCGCCCGTTGTTGTACGCGGCACGCGGCCTTAGCTGCCGCGACGATCTTATCGATGCCGTGCAACGAGAACGTGTAAAAAGCCTTGACCTTGTCGATTTCGTACTGGACGGCGGCGCTCTTGGCCCCCGCCAACTTTTCTACGATTGGCAAGTTGCCAGCTTGGACGACGATGCGATCGGTCTCCGTTGCAATGACTTTTCCAGGCATCTCGTCGACGGCACCATCGCCGACTTTCAGTTTGATTGTGACGGGATCGCCGACCTTCCCGGCCATAAAAAAACCGAACGCCATCCCGACTTTGCCATTGAGGCAACGGACGAACAGCGCGGCGTCGTGTTGCTCGGTTTCCGCGACGTAGCGATCGGCTTCGTTGAAGGGGTCCTTTTGGACGTCGACTGAGAAATCGCCAATCTGCGCAGCGTGAAGCGGACTTACGAGCGCAAACAGCCCAAGGCAAAAAATCAGCCGCTTCATGACCGGTCCCCGACGCGCCACCCATTGTAGCGCATCGCGCGCCTCGCGTGTGCGGCAGTTTGCCTCACCCTCCCCCTCCGATCGATTCGACTCGCGCCCGGCGCGGCGCCACGATGGGGCAAACGGAGGGGAAGATGAGCGGTCCCAATTGGAAATTGGCGGACGACCGAGAGTTTGTCACGATCGCTTTTCCCACCGACCCGCCGGCCGCGCTAAGGCTGAACGCGAATCAAGTCGACGACGTTCTCGACAATCTCGGCGCGCTTCGCGCCGCCATGAAGCGAGAAATTCCGCGGACCTTCGCGCTCGGGCAGCCTGTCGAAGCCGTCGCCGATCCTATTTGGGCGACGGAGCCGGACGCCCTGCTGGGCAATTCGCTGCTTCATCTTCGCGATCCTCGCTTCGGGTGGCTTCATTACGCGATTCCGAAGGAAGAAGCTCGCAAGCTAGCGCGTCTGTTGCAAAGCCAAGCGGACGCCCCGCCCCCCGGACAACGATCAGGTAAGGCGAACTAGCGCTGCCGCCGCAACCGCAGCCGTCCACAATGTCAGGCATTTAGCCCTCACCCTCCCCCGCTGATCTGCAGAATCGCGTTGACATCGGCGTATTGGTCGACGCCGTTGACGCGCGCAATCAAGGCGAAGAAAATCGCCAGCCCAGCTCCGCCGCGAGCTTGCGGTCCCCGGAGAAAAACAATGGCGGCTCATCCCACGGCGCGATTGACGGTGGCGCCCCGCGACCCCTGGGTCGATGTTGCGATAGAAGACGCCAACGGGGCGAAGGCGCAGCTTCGCCTGAGCAAGCGGGAAAGCCTTGAACTTCTATTGGCCCTGCTAAAAGCGCTGAACGCGCTCCCCGCAGATTCAGAGTCACCGCTCCATCTTCGAGCGCCAGCGTTGAAGATCCAGGACCCGACATTCGCCACCAGCCTCCGTGAAGACGGCGCGGTCGTGCTGACGTTCAAGGACCCGCAGTTGCCGTCGCTCGAATTCACGCTTCCGAAAGAGGCGGCGGCCGACCTCGCCGCCGACCTCGGGACGCTGGCCACTCTTCCGGCGTCGACGCCGACGCGGAACTGACGCGCCCCTTCACCCGCCCCCGCTGATCTGCAGAATGCTGTTCACGTCGGCGTATTGGTCGACGCCGTTGACGCGCCAGATCGAGGCGAAGAAGTCGTAGTACCACAGCTCGACCGCGTTCCAGTAGAGCGCGAACAGGGTGATCTCCTTGATGGTGAAGGTCTGGTCGGAGGCGTCGCCGCGCTTGATCGCGCCGGAGGCGACCTTGGTCATGCGGCCGGTGGCGAGGACCTTCAAGGCGATCGCCTTGCCCGTCTGCTTGTCGCGCACCGCGCCGAGGATGGTGTAGGGCAGTTGCCCCGTGCCGCCGAGGCCGAACTGGGCCATCGATTGCGGGTCGACGCCGACCAGCTTGAAGTTGAACTCGAGCGGATTGAGGCCGAGGCCGCCGATGTTGACCGCGCCGATCGAGCCGCCGGCGTGATGCTCGATGGTCTTTTCCTCGAGGTCGGGAATCGTCACCTCGACCAGCTTGAGGTGCTTGGAATTGTCCGGCCCGGCGTCGCCGACGAAGATGTTGGCGGCTTCGGGGATGTAGATGGTGGCCATGGGGGATGCTCCAAGGGAAGGGGTGAGTGGCGAATGGCGAGTGGCGAATGGGGGCGGCGCTGCGCGCCGCGGTTTTCCATTCGCTATTCGCTACTCGCCACTCGCGGCGGCGAAGCCGCCTCTCGGCCGCCTCACGAAGTGAGATATTGCGGCGCGATCGTGCCGGCTTCGGCGATGATGGTCGCCAGCTCGACGGTCAGCGCGTCGGGGTCGTCCATCGAGTTGACGGTGACCTGCGTGATGGGCGCCGGCGTCTCGTTGGCGAACTGGACGACGAACTGGCCCTGCTGCAATTGCGCGGCGCTGTTCTCGCTCGCGACGAAGGAGACGGAGAAGCCGATCGATATCTGCTTCGACAGCAGCCACGATCCCAGCACCACCATGTCGTTCAGCACCGCCTGGACGGCGTGCGGCGTGACGTTGTCGACGCCGAGGCGCAGGCGGATCGACTTGACCAGCGCCAGGTTGACGTAGTCCTTCATCCGGCGCTTGTTGACGAACCAGGCGCGCGGGTCGGTCGAGGCGTTCCACACGCCGGCCCAGACGTAGCCGGAGGAAGCGATCGCCGTATCGGAGCCGATCGCGCCGGGCTCGATGACGGAGACCTGTTCGGCGAGCAGCTCCTGTCCCTGGGTCGCGCCGTCGGTGAGGGAGAAGCTGTAGTAGTTCTCCAGCCCGGCGATGCCCTGGATCTGCTGGCCGGAGATCGACCAACCGGGAATGCCGGCGTGCTGGAAGTCGACCGAGACCTGCAGGCCGAGCGCCTCGGCGACGCCATCGGTATAGCCGACCCCGGAGCCGGGGATGACCCAGGCGTCGGCCGGGCAGAGCCGATCGCTCGCCATCGTCGCGCGCCAGGCCAGCGTATTGGCGACGACGCCGTCGCCCGCCGCGCCGACGATGGCGACCGCCAGCAGCGATTGGCACACCGCGGGCAGCGCCGCAGTCAGCGCGTTGCCGACCGTCGCCATGGTGAAGCCCATCGTCGCGCCGGAACCGCCGCCGCCCGAGATCGTCGCGGTCACGTCGACGCCTTGGCCGTAATCGCCGGCGCTGTCCATGACGATCTCGCCGACCGAGGAGTTTTCGAACAGCGAGAAGGTCATCGTCGCCCCGGTGCCGTCGCCGGTGATGACGGCGGTCGGCATGACGCCGTCCTCGTATTGGCCGGGCGCGGTCATGGTGACGGTGATGACGTTGTCGACCACCGCCGCCGTCGCCGTCGCGCCGGCCGGGGTGAAGGTCACCGTCGCGTGGGTGTAGCCCGTCCCCTGGGTGACCACCGGGGATTCGACGCCGTTGCGGACGGCGAGCACCGCGTGGGCCGTCGCGCCGGCCGGCGAGAACGCAATCTCCGGGGCCGACGTATAGCCGGCGCCGGCCGCGCTGACCGTCGGCGCGGTGACGCCCCAGCCGACGTCGCCGGTGTAGCCGGGCGAAGCGATCAGGCGGGGGATGAAGCCGGTCAGCGCGCCCGCCGCGAGGAAGGCGTAGAGCCCGGTTCCGTTCTCGTCGGAGCCGACCAGGTTAGCGATGGTCGCCGCCCGGCTGGCGCCGCGCTGGACCAGCACCGCGACGACGTTGGCGGCGCTCTGCCAGGCCTGGAGCTGGTTGTTGATCGAATTGAGCGCCTTGGCGAAGTCGCCGGTTCCCGCCTTGGAGAGATAGGTCGGGTCGGACGAGTTGAACTGGACCGGCGTGTTCAGCGGGAACGTCGCCGGGTCCGCATCGTCGGCGGGCAGCAATAGCCCGATGACCGAGAAATCGCCGGATTGCACCGGCAACGGCCCGGAATAGGATTCGTTGATGATAATGCCATAGGCCGGTTCGGTCATGGGAGCGGCTCCTTGGGAAAAGGGGGCGGTCAGAACGCCAGCGCCGCCGCGGCGGCGAACAGCGCCGCGATTTGCGCGGCGGAGAGGCCGAGCTCGGCGCCGAGCGAGGCGACGAGCGCGTTGTCGGATTGCAGCGTCGGGGCGTATTCCCAGAACTGCTCGAGGCCGGGCGGCGCCGAGGCGGCGATCAACGCGTCGACGGCGTCGAGCAGGTTGGTCGCCGCGGCGACGGTCGCCTGATAGGCGGACTCGGCCTGCGACGGCGTAAAGGCCGTCGCCTTCAGCGCCGCCTTGGCCTGCCACATCGCGACCGTGATCGGCCCCGGCGGCGGCGGGGCGGCGGGCGCCGGCGGCGCGGGCGGCGCGGCGACGCCGACGGCGGCGCATTCGGCGAGCAGCGCGTCGACGCTCATGAAGCCCATCGCCTGGATGGTCGACAGCGTCGAGACGAGCTGCCAGTCGGGCGGCGCGCCGGCCGCGGCCTGATTGACCCAGGTCTGGGTCGAGCCGAGCAGCAGCTGCAGCGCCGCGGCGTAATCGGGCGTGCCTTTGAGCGCGGCGAGATCCGCCGGCGTGTTGAGAATCATGAGTTCAGGTCTCCGATCCGAGGCTCTTGAGAAGGTGATGCGAGTCCGCCCATTGCGCGTGGCCGAGCCAGGCGGCGCGAAACATCGCCAGCGCTTCGTCGTCGCCGGCGGAATAGAGTCGCGAGGCCTGAGGCGATTTGGCCGCCGCGAAGAACAGTTCGATCTGCATGAACAGCGCTTGCAGCGCCATCGTGCTTGCGCGGCGCGTTCTGCAGGATCGGATAGAGATAATTGACGAATTGCTCGTAGGCCTCGACGATCGCCAGCCCTTGGTGGGCGACGTGGTCATCCCTGGCGATCTCGGTCAAACCCATGCCTCGCTTGCGCTCAGCTAGACGAGGATCAGGTGATCACAACAGCCCCGCGCGCCGAAGCCGCCGCCCGAGCTCCCGGCGCCGTTGTTCCAGGCCGACGCGCGCGAACCGCACCACGCGCCGTTGCCGAAGTCGCCGCCCAGGGCCCCGACGTCGGGCATCTCATAGAGCTGGCCGCGGTTGCCGGTCGATTGAGTCCAACTGGCCCCCGAGTACGGGCCGCCGAGGTCGTGGCCCCACACCCAATAGCAGCCGGTCGCCTGGAAGAGGCCCCATTTGGAGGTGTAGGTTCCCGCCTGCAGGCCAGTCGTCCCCGGGTCGGAGCCGCACGAGCTTTCTTCCGTCGTCCCGTAGGCGGCGATCTGGAATTCTTCGGTCGTCAGCAGCCGCTTGCCGACCGAGGCGAGCACCTCGTTGGCGTCCCACCAATTGAATTCGCTATAGGCGGTCGAGCCGTTGCCCCCGTACGCGGCGGGGATCTTCGGCGGCGCGACGCCGGAGCAAATCGCCAGGCCGTAGCGCGACGAGCCGTTGGCGTCGGTCGCAGTATTGGTCAGGTAGATGTCGCACCAGAACCGGCCGGCGACCAGCGCCATGCCGCGCGGATCGACGCAGGTCGGGCGGAACTTGAGATCCCACACCGAATAGGGATTGATCGCCGGCGTGGTGTTGCCGCCAGCCTGCGCCGCAGCGTTGCCGCCCGGCGCGTAGTGGAATCCGCCGATCTGGCGGCTGTTGGCGGTGGTGTAGCCGCTTGGCGCGGTGAAGCTGGCGTCAGCGCGGATCGTGCCATCCGAGCATTGATAGATCGCGTAGTCGGTCCCCGCCGCCAGGCTCGGCATCGTCACCGCCGTCGCCGTGGCGTAGGTCGTCAGCACACCGGCGCATTCGGCGATCGTCCCCGCCTTGACGCTGATCGTCCCGGCGCCGGTGACGCTGAAGGCCGGCGTCGTCGCGTCGGCTTTGCTGAGGCCCAGCGCTGATTGCGCTGCGGCCGCGGCCCAATAGGCCGCGGAATAGTTCGTCCCGTCGACCGTGCCGCCGACGTAGATCGCCCAGTCCTTCGCCGAGCCGCCGCCGGAGACGCCGCGCATGTCGGTCCCGACCGCCCAGTCCT